CAACCTAAAGTATACATAACATTGCCTAGTAAAGGTGAGTTTTACCCTGAGGGCACACTTGAATTACCCGATAACGGCGAACTTCCAGTATTTCCGATGACTGCTAAAGACGAAATTACTATTAAAACACCAGATGCATTGTTAAACGGACAAGCAACTGTTGATGTAATAAAGAGTTGCATTCCTTCTATAATCGATCCATGGCATATGCCAAGTATTGATCTCGATGCAGTACTTGTAGGAATTCGAGTTGCAACGTATGGCGAAGATCTAACACTAACTACTAAAATTCCAGGTGCAGGAATAGAGAAAGACTATACTGTTGATCTTAGACAATTACTTAACAAACTGTTATCTAATGAATTTCACTCTGAAAGTACAATTAATGGACTAGGAGTAACAATTCGACCATTAACTTATAAAGAGTTTACCGAAAGTAGCTTAAAAACATTTGAAGAACAGCGTATCTTTAATCTAGTTAACGACGATACTGTTCCTGATAGTGAAAAGATGTCAAAATTTAATGAAAGTTTTTCAAAATTAACTGCACTAACTATTGATATGTTGTGCAAAAGTGTAGTAAGCATACGTGTTGAGGATCAAACAGTAACAAATAGAGGTCATATAGAAGAATTTATTAAAAATTCAGACAAAACTTTCTATACCGGAGTTAAGGAACATTTAGAAACCCAAAGATCACAATTTGAGTTAGAGCCTATGACAGTAAACACTACAGAAGATGAACAAAAAGCTGGCGCTCCAAAAACTTTTCAAATTCCTATTACATTTGATCAATCAAATTTTTTCGAATAAAACTTCTTTCAATGAATCTGGCTGAAATTCTAGCAGAAGATAAGAAATTAAAAGAAGAACAAAAACAATTAAAGCACGAAGTTATACAATTAGCATGGTTTATGCGAGGAGGTTGTAATCTTGAAGAAGCATTTTCATTATCTCCTGAAGATAGAGAGATAATTAGCGGTATTGTTAAAAATAATATGGAAACTACTAAGAAAAGTGGGCTGCCGTTCTTCTAGTTACTTGCCAACTTTACCATATTGACTTAAACGTTGACTTTTATCAAAGTTTTTATCTACAACAGTAGCTTTCTTTCTAGGTTTTGCTGATTTATCAACAGATTTTTGTAATTGAGCTATTAATCTACGCTGTTCTTTTGAACTTAACTTTAGTGCAGCATTTTTAGTTGACATATATGCACTACTTGCCTTTGTTGTAGGTTGGTTAGGTTCTTTGCTAGGCGATTTTTGCTTAGATGACTGAGTAGGGGTCATAGCTTGCTTAGATTTTGCTAAAAATATAGCTTTTATTCGTTTTGCATTAATTGGAGGTGTTGTATCTATATCAGATGTATCAACTTTTTTTGTTTTTAAGAAATCAAATAAATCATTATAGTCAGATGTCTTAACTCTTTTCTCTTGTGTTCCAAGATGTGCTGCATATTGCTGTAATAATTTATTTGCAGTAGCTTGTAGATCAGCTGCTCCTGCTTTTTCAGCACGTCGAATCATTCTTCCTTGTTTAGTTAAAGGAATAAACTCATCTAATTGCGATTCTGTTAATATATCATTAAGCTTCATGTATATATTTAGTATATCTACTTCGTAGATATAAGTTTTCGCTTACGCTCAAACTATTTTTTTCTTTTTAACTGAACGAATGTGAAGTAATAGTTTCATGTAGATCGTTTCAGTCAGACGGAACCTGTT